AAGGAGAGTGAAAAAGCATGAATGTAATGGGAATGGTACAACAGATGATGAGCAATAATCGCGTAATGGGAAATCCAATGATTCAGAATGCAATGAGCATGGCTCAAAGCGGAAACAGCAAGGGAATCGAGCAAATGGCAAGGAACCTATGCAAGGAAAAAGGCATTAATCCTGATGATGTAATGAAGCAGATTAGAGGTAATTTTGGGATATAGCATATGAGAGAACGTGCGCACGGCTCTTTATGAAATAAATTTTGGAGGTAAAACAGATGTTCAACACAGGAAATTGTCCAAGCGTACCTATTGTGGCGAATTTGGACGGAAGCAACGGAAATAACTGGAATGACGGCTCATGGCTTTGGTTCCTTATCGTAGTATTTGCGATATTTGGGGGCTGGGGTAACGGCTTTGGTGGTTTCGGTGGCACTAATGGTGGTGTCGGCAGTGAAATTCAGAGAGGTTTTGACAATCAGGCAGTTATCAGCAAGTTAGATGGCATTTCCAACGGACTTTGTGACGGCTTTTATGCCATGAACAGCAGTATGCTCACAGGTCTTAATGGTATTAACACAAATATCATGCAGACCGGCTACGGCATACAACAGGCGGTAAACGCTGACACAGTTGCTAATATGCAGAATACCAATGCTTTACAGTCACAGCTTGCTAACTGCTGCTGCGAGACAAGAGAAGCCATCCAAGGTGTAAACTACAACATGGCTACTAACACTTGTGCTTTACAGAACACAATGAACAATAATACAAGAGATATTATTGACAGCCAGCAGGCAGGAACAAGAGCAATTCTTGACTTCCTGACAAATGACAAGATTGCAACCTTACAGGCAGAGAATAACGATTTGAGAAGAGCAGCTTCACAGGATAGACAGAACGCACTTCTGACTACTACAATGGCAGCGCAGACAAATCAGATTATTGATGCAGTAAGACCTACACCGGTACCATCATTCCCGGCTTCTAACCTTTATGGTTATGCATATGGCTGTGGTTGCAATACCGGCTGTAATTGCTAAAAATGAATAATTGAGTATCTTAATTGAGTTTAACTCAATCTAAACCGATTAAAAATCATTTTTAGTCGAGGCTTAGTCCAAGTTTAGTCGAGAGTTAGTCGAGATTATGTCTGCTAAGCAGTATTACTTATAACCCAAGATGTACTACTCTGAACCGATTGCACCACATGTGAGTGAAAGCAATTATGACAGAGCAAAGAGACATTATACCGAGACAAAGGAAATGCACAAAGGAGCTTCTACAGAGGATAAAGAGCATAAAATGAAAGCCCTTGACATGTACATCCGTGAATTAAGCGGAGACATATCGGAGCTTCTGAATGACATGACACCCGATGAACGCAACCTTTTGCGCACCAAAATGAGCAATCTTGCGTCAAAACTGTAATTATTAAGGCTATGGGTAGTAATGCTCATAGCCTGTTTTTCGCACATTGATAACTGAATATTGGCTAGTGAAAAATATTTTAAAATAATGCTTGACAATATGGTGTGACATAAATATAATAAAGGTGTGACAAGAAAGGAAGTGATGTTTATGTCACCAGCAGGCAGACCTAAAGTTGGCAATCCGAAATCAAGCAGATTTAGTATCAGACTTGATGAGGAAACAGAAAGAAAGCTGAAAGCCTATTGTGAACAGCACAATTTTACAAAAGGTGAAGCCATCAGAAGAGGAATACATTTACTTTTAGATAAAACGGAGGCTATTCATGAAAAGACAAAAAATAGGAACTTTTAACAACCTTAAAAATGGAGATTTGATAATCAGCCCCATTGATAATGAGGTCACTCAATATTATATAGATAAAGACGGAATAAAGTATTTATCTAGCAAGAACTCATTGTTTGGCATATTTCAATTTGATGCCGAAGATTTTTATTTTTATAATGGGGAAAAGAAATGTGGAGAAATAGATAAACACTATTTTCTCTAGTAAAAAGCCACTAGCTGATATTCGGTTAGTGGCTTTTGCTTTATTCAGAAAGGAGTATACAGGTGTTTATTAATGTTAATGATATATTGTGGCACATACAATTTAAAAAGCCCACATCAAGCGAATTAAGGCGGTCTGACGGCACTATAAGTTTAGGAGTAACCGACAACACAACCAAGACAGTAACGATAGCTGATAATGTGTCTGATTACATGGCCGACAAGATACTATGCCACGAGCTGGTGCATCTCATATATTTACACCCCCTCTAATTTGCTTTTTGTGCGTGCTTGTTTAGCTCTCTGTATAATATCAAGCATGAGGTACGTTCTGCCTTGCTATCACTGTATTTCTGCTTTTCTGTCTCTGTCTCATCTAGGATATTTCCTAACCATTCAGTTGCAAAACCTAAAAAAATATCATCAGCAACCGGGAACGCTGTCGGGAGGCCTTGCATCCAATCAATAAACAAGTCTTGACGGCTCATTTTGCCAGCCTCATATCTCAAATTATTGTCAAGTTTTTCACGCTTGAAAGCTTCTAAAATATCCTTGCAGATGTCGTTATATTCTGTTTTCATCTCTGCGCCGTCATATGTGTAATATTCCTCTGCGCTCTCGTAACTGTCCATAATTTCCTTTTTTAATGCCTCATTAACTTCTTTACAATTTAATTTTCTCATGGTTTACACCTTTTTACACGTATGTTATAATATACGCGCCTTTCATATTATTTTGTTTGGTGCCTGTCGTTTGGTTGTCAGCTCTGCGACAGGCTTTTTTATTTTGTTCCTTGCCTTTCGACTATGCTATTCTAACAACTGCATTTTCAATATTTGAGAAGTGGAAAAGTTCCCCGGTTTCAATATTTTCAAATATTACAGATGGCGCAAAGGTCTCGAATGGTGCAAACGTATCACCCTTGCAAGTGTACAGGCTTTTTTCTGCGTTCCAATCAATTCCAAGTTTTCCGGCTTTTTCGTACACGCAAAAAGTCTTGCCATAGTTTCTAGTTTGTATCTCCTTATTGTGTAAATCGTATAAATGCACTTTGATTGTATCGTTTGTTTTCATATGTAGACCCTCTTTCTTATCTGTTTACTATTTCGTAAATCTGCGCCAATTTACAATATTCTTCACATTCTTTTTGTTTTGAGCACTTGGAACAATCATTTTCGTAAGTGCCGCAAACCTTTATCAACTCTTTCTCAAGTTCTTCGAGTCTTTCCAATTTCTTCATATTCTTACATCTCCTTTAGTTTGTTTGCTTTGCAAACATATTTTGCAATCAGTTTTTCGTTACTGCTGATTTGCTTTAATTTCTCAATCCTGTTATTAATCTTATTGGTAATATATGACAACCATTTGTCAAACTCTTCTTTGCTGTGCGCTTCTTTTGACGCTACACCATCAGCAAGATAAATAAAATCTTGGTCAAGTGCTTCTGTAAGGCTTTTCACTGATACAAACATATTTTTTACCTCCATATTGTAAACTATTTTGTTCCTTGCCTTTCGACTTGACTAAAGTATATCAAAATATAAGGCACAAAACAATTGACAAAATACACAAAATGTAAGGCACAAAACAGTAAAACTATTATACAATATATACAAGGCACAAAAATATTTAAAACGCTATTATATAGAAGCAATTATTATCACTTGACTTACAAGGTACAAAAATATATAATGGATGTAACTATATAAACGAAAGAGGTGTAAAACATATGGAATATAAGACCACGGAAGCGCGCAGAAAAGCCAATTATAAATATGATGATAAATTTGAGCGTGTAAACTGTCGCTTTGCTAAAGGTACAAAAGACAGAATTAAAGCCCTAAAATACAGCGCTAACGATTTTATCAAATTAGCTGTAGCGGAAAAATTAGAACGTGAAGAAAAAATATTGAAATAAGGCACAAAAAGTAGTTGACATACAAGGCACAAAATGTTATAGTTATGTCGTAGCAAATAAACAGTTTAATTAATGAGGTGGGAAAATGAAAAGAAATGATTTTAAAAAAATTATAAAGTTGCGCAGCCGATGGAAATTAACAGGAGATAATTATAAATTGCCAAGTGGTGATTCAATTTCGGTTTATATTCAAAAATTGGTAGAGTCACAGTTAGAAATTGACCAATTAGCAGTTCTCAAAAATGGCGATTTAGCTTTTTCCACCGGAGGAGAGTGGAACGACCAGGCAAAAGAGTTTGAGGATTACAAGTTAATGCCGGATTACAAAGAGAATGAGACTTGTGATTTTTACGAAATGGAGAAGCGTATAAAAGTACTTGCTTGTGAAATTGTTTTAACAGTATAAAATATCTAAGGAGGTATAAAGAATATGAGAATAACGCAAGAAAAAATGGACGCTATAGCTGTCCTGATGGACGATGAGACACGAGAAAAAGTTCATCGTGAATTGGCCCCGTGCGAGCCGATAGAGTTTTTAAAACGCTACTGCGAATTGGAGCCAAGTTTTGAAACAGTGCTAAA